ACGCATCACCCTTAAACTCTATAACCACATCACGTACTGTCTTATTCATACCTTCTTCCTTGTAATTGTTGGATTCATTAACCGTTAACGTGTAATAACCTTTGTGCTCACCATATGCGTCAGGCTGAGTAATGCGTATGCTCTTTACTTCACCATATTTACTAGTAAGATTTCCGCTAGCCACTGATTCAAATATCGCTGCACCCTCTAACATATTGGTTATTTTAATTTCTTTCATTCTCTCTCTCCGTTAAGTAATTAAGGTAACTTTAACGCACCATCCTTAAACTCTATAACCGCATCACGTACTGTCTTATTCATTGTTATCATCCTTTTTAGTTGAATTCGTTAACTTGCTCATCTTAGCGTTGATATTTAATAACCAAGCTGTATAAAAAATAAAATACATTATTTATCCTCTAACTTGTTAATCTCGTCGTTAATTAGTTTATTCTGCCTGTTATCTTTAACTGCATGCTCTCTATACCACCGCAGCGAATAACCTATAACCTCGCAGAACTCTAAAAGCGTATAGCCTTTGTTTCTAATCTTTCTTGTTAGTTTGTTCATTTAACGCCTCAAGTATTATTTTTAGGTATTTTTCATTAGGTTTTGTGCCGCATGTTGGGTAATAATCCTGATCATTCCCAAAATCCATAACTATACATTCATCCTTAGTATCATAAATAAAACCCTCGTCTAATGCATCGTAACCGCTATACTCAGAACCATTACGCCTCTTGCACATACCAATCGTTAAATTATAAAGATCTTCATTATCTACCCATATAAATCTCATATAAACCCCTGTTATTTGCTTCTTTTGCATTATCTTAGCTCACTATTTGCATTATATCAACCTAAGTTTAATTTATTGCCTTATCTAGTGTATAATAAAGAAAATTACATAAGGCTGTGACGATGGCATTAAACGAAAAAGACGCTCTATACATGGAGCAATTCAATCTACGCGAACAAACACGCGCGGCTATTGCTGGCAAGTACGAAGTATTAAAGATTATTACTTGCTTGCCTGGACCTCAATATAAAACCTTTCCTTTTTACAGTGGTATAACCCCACAGGCACAGGCGCAGGCTGAAAGATGCAATGCTCAAAACTCTTTGCGTGTTAAGTCTTATTGGTCGCGTGGTCGATGGTTTCCTGCTACTGGCCGAACTTATGAAACACTGGGCGGTATGGTTTGGTCTAAAGAACCCGAGTCCGAATTACAAGCAGCGCTTGAATACCTTGAAGATAATGCAGACGGTACAGGTTGCGGACTTCGTGAAGTGGCACAGAAAACTACTGATCGCGTAATCGCTGATGCTCGTTATGGTATTCTTGTTGATATGCCAGCCGCTCCGGTCAATGATAATGGTGATAGAATCCCATTGACTCAGGCACAAAATGAAAGTGCAGAGTTCAAACCTAAATGGATTCAGTATGACGCTGATAATATTATTTACTTTCGTAGTTCTGGTGATTCATGCGCTATTGATGAAGTTAGATTGTTAGAGGTTAAGAGCGAAAAGAAAAACGAATTCGACTACGAAGATAAAGCTTATATTCGCAGATTGATAATGGTTGATGGCGTTTATCACAACCAATTGTGGGATGATAAAGATGAAAAAATTTCTGATGTTACACCTGTGGCTAATGGTAGTAATTTGACTGAGATACCTTTTCAGTTTTTCGGTGCTGATGACAATAGCGCTGAGTACTCAAGACTACCTCTATATGATTTAGCTAACTCTAACCTTGGACACTTCGTTTTAGACTGCGATAACCGTGACAACCTGCATTACCACGGCCAAGGTATGACAGTTGTATCAACCGATATGAACAGAGAAGAGTTCAATGAAATGAACCCTAATGGGTTAGATGTTGGCGCTCGCGGTATGAACATGTTAGAGCAGGGCGGTAAGGTTGATATCATGCAGATTGAAGCGACTGGCGCAATACCTGCCGAAATGTTGCGGGATGAAGATAGAATGGTAATGGCAGGCGCTCAATTGGTAACTGATAACTCAGCTAACGAAACTTTAGGTGCTAAACGTATTGACGCTAACGCCTCCATGTCTGCATTAAAACGAATCTCATACAATATTAGCGATGGTATTAAGCAATTACTTACATGGACTTCGTTATTTTTGGGCGTTGAAAACGAGTCATTTTATAAATTGAATTCTGATTTTATCACTGATGATTTGACACCGGAAATGATTAACGCCCATATCGCATTGGTTCAGGGTAATGTTTTGCCTGTCACAACTCTTAACGAAACAGCGCGTAAAGCACAGTTAACTGACTTGAGCAATGATGATATAGCACAAGCACTTAATGACCAGCAGTTGTTAACAGGCGGCACTAGTGAAGAGCAAGCGAGCATGCAAGCAGAGAATGACGCATTAAAAGAGGAAATAGCGATGTTAAAAAGAGGCTCTAATGATTGATTTTATGTTTTTTATTGTGTGGGTGGTTGGTTTTTTGATAATTCTTGCCGCGGGGTGTTTTGTCAAGAATGTTATAAAGGCGCTTGATGATCTTCTTGTTTCTGTTGCTGATTTAAAAAGGGACTTGATAGAAGCGCAAAAAAACGACAAGGACAGCTAATGCCAGCTGAAAAGCTAACAACGATTTATTCTCAGCATACGATCTATTTACAAAGACTAGGTGCCACTGAAGGTTTAAAAGTAACTCCTTTTCTTGAGTTGATAGAAAACGATGTTGTTAGTATCCTTAATAAATACCGTAAACGCAAAGTTACGCCGGCCTTGCAAGTGACAATACAAGAGCAAATAAACGAGGCTACCCGTAAACATTTGCAAGATTACACGGCACAGTTAAAAGTCGAGAATCGTGCGTTAGGTACTTATGAAGCAGAGTTCGCGGCTACCACACTTAACGCAGTGGTTCAAAATGATAGCTTTAAAGCTGTTGCCCCTAGTGCAGCAGCCGTCAATAGCGTTGCAACCATTACCCCTGTAAAGTTAGGGGCGAATAGCTATACCGCTTATTCGTCAATGATGAAGAATTATTGGGGCAAATGGGCAGATGAGGTTGACGGTGTCGTATTGGATGGGTTTCGTACTGGGCAAACAATACCAGAAATAACTAAATCTATTACTGAGCAAATGGATTTGTCTAAATCAGGTGCGACTAAAAGCGTACTGGATAGAGCTAGGCGCTCAGCAAAGCAATTAGCTATAACTGGTACAAATCATTACGCCAATACAGCTAGGATAGCTTTTGTTGATGCTAACGATGACATACTGAAAGGGTATAGATTTTTAGCGGTTAATGATTCCCGTACATCGAGAACTTGCGCTAGACTTGATCAAACAACTTACGCTAAAGACGATCCGAAGCTGAGTAGTGTTACACCTAGCCTTCATCCTGGCTGCCGTTCAGCGCTAACCTTTGAGGTTGATGATAGGTTTAAACTTGACACTAATGAAACTAAAAAAGCATCATCATTTAATGTGGACGGTAAACGCGACCCTAAACCAGTCGATAGCGATTCAATCTATTATGAGAACCTTAAAAGATTAAGCGCAAAAGACCAAGACGCAGCAATTGGCCCGTCATTAGGTAAAGCACTAAGAAAAATGAACGCGACAGAATTTGCTAAACAAACAGGTGATAGCATGAATAACGCTCTAACTATTAAGCAAATGAAAGAGAAAAATAACACATTAGGGCGTATACTACGCGCACAAGATAAATAACTAAACGGTACTGAGTGCCACAACTACGATCCTTGGGGGATTACAACATGGTAGATTTAACAGGCATTGAAGGTTTAAACGAAGATCAAACAGCTAAGTTGTCAGCGCTATTTGACCGCGAGATTGGTGGCTTAAAAGGTAAAGTTGAAGAGTTGATTGGAGAAAAGCGCAATGTCCAGCAATCGTCTCAAGAGAAAGATCAAGTTATCGAAGATGCGCGCAAGGCGGCTGTTGCTGCTGAGGAGCAAAGACTTGTTGAGTCTGGAAAATACAAAGAAGCTTTAGAGTTACGAGAAAAAGAAACAGCGGAGGCTATTGCCAAGGCGAATGAAAGCGCGTTGACAGCTAAAGACGCTTTGACTTCTCGCGACCGTGGCGACGTTATGAGTAAGGTCATGGGGCTGGTTCACGACGACCATAAATGGAATTCTGAAGCTATGTTGTCAAATATGCTAGAAATTGGTTATAATGACCAACAACAGCTAACCACACAGTTTAAACATAACGGTGAAGTTGTAGCAAACAATGTTGAAGAGTTCAAAGGCTGGGCTGGCGAACAAGATTCATTTAAAAAGATTTTAAAAGGTGTTGACTCGTCAGGGGCGAATACAACTCCATCACAAGGCAGTGCCTCAGTGACAAACAAACCATACAGTGAGATGAGCTTACAAGAGCAAATCGCACACAACAAACAAGTTACACCACAGAGGAATTAATCATGGCTTTAGGTGATTTTCAGGTATTTAACGATTTTGCGTATCGAGCATTTGCTGTAACGCTACAACAACAAGTTGAACTATTTAACGCTGCATCGCGTGGCGCTTTAACTATGACAACTATGGCATGGGCTGGTGACTACAAGCAAAAGGCTGCATTTGAAAACTTAGCGTCTTTAGTTGGTAATCGTGACCCAGGCTCAACAGCTGCTGCATCAACGCATGCCTTGTCCGAGCTTTTACAGATTGAAGTAAAGGTTGGTTACGGCACTCCAAATATTGAATACACTAATACTGCATTCGATTGGACCAATCGCTCACCAGAAGAGGCGGGTACTTTGTTCGGCAACGCTGTAGCTGAAGGCTCAATGGCATACATGCTTAACTCTTTGCTAGCTTCTGCGGTTGCTGCAATGGATGATACTGACGTAGTGTTTGATGGTACTGCTGCTATTGCAAGCTTACCTAGCCTCAATAGTGGCGCTGCTTTGTTTGGTGATCGCCAGTCTGCAATTACTGCGTGGGTTATGCACTCTAAGTCAATGAATGACATTTGGGGTAATGCACTATCTAACTCTAATCGTTTGTTTGAGTTTGGCACTGTGGCGATTGTTTCTGATTCGTTTGGGCGTCCTTTGATTATGACTGATTCAGATGCTTTACATTTTGATAATGCCGGCACTGAAAACTATCATCAATTAGGATTAGTTTCTGGTGGTCTTGTTGCTGAGGATCAAGGTGATATGCGTCTATACGCTGATGTTGATTTGTCAGAGCAAAACGCTAAGCAAGTACTTAAAATGGAAGGCTCTTTCGGTGTAGGTATTAAAGGTTATACATGGAATACTGCTGTAACTAAGCCTGACGATGCAGCCTTAGCATTAACAACTAACTGGTCGCGTATCGCTAACTTAGGCCACAAAGATACTGCTGGTGTCGTTGTAACTACTTTGTAGGTGATATATGAAAGCTATTATTAAAGAGTCTTTTAGTAAGGCTGAGATATCAAGCGGTGATTTACTTGTTACACCAAAGAGCTTTAATAGCGTCAAGGTGTGGCAAGGCGTAGAGGTTAGTGGCTCTAAATACTATGTAGATAAAGCCGTTAAGTTAGGCGCTAAAAAGCCCAAACCTAAAAATAAAGTAAGCGAATAAACAAAACCCCGTTAAGTCGGGGTTTTTTATGTCTCGCAATAAGTTATAATAAACGTAGGGTTGAGGGACCCTAGACTAGCTAGTCGCTACCTCCCTCTGAAACTTCCCTCGTTTTATGATTCCCTCACATTTTAATTAATTGAGGGATAATCATGCAAACTAGAAATGAACTTTTAGATCAAATGCTAAATAATGACGTCTTGAATGGCGGCATACCAATCGACGTAAGCAGACCAATACGTATAGAGGGGCATAACCCAAGCATAGGCGGTGGCAATGTTTGGAATGATATCTGGGAAGGTGGAGCACTAGTAATACCAGAGCCGTCAGTTTTGGGCGAGCAGTTACAGGTTGTAAGCTCAAGTGCCAATGATGCAGCAGGGCAAACAGGAGCAACAGCAATAAGAATTGAATATCTAAACACTTCTGAGCAACTTGTTTTTGAAGATATAGCGTTAACCGGGACAACACCCGTACTTACTACTGCTACAGATATCACGGATATAATAGATTTTTATTCTGTATCAACAGGCTCAGCAGGTATATCAGCTGGTAATATTGATATAACAGAAGTCGGAAACACTGCGTTAATTTATAACAGAATTGCTATTGGCGGTAATAAATCAATGAGTACATTGCGGCACTTTTTGCCATCGTCCACGGCGTATATAACAAGCTTAACCGTAAGTGGTGACACCAAAGGGACTGATATAATGCTTAGGAGTGATTCCAATGATAGCGGAGATGTGTTTCCTGAAGTGTGGTTATTCCAAGTGCCGATTACAATGTCTGATGCGCCTGTAACGGTTATGTTTAATCCTGCTATTGTGATACCGCCTAATGCAAGGTTAAAGGTTAGCGCTAGAGCTGGCGCTAGTGGCAATACTGTTAGTGTATTTATAAACGGATGGGTTAAGATTTAAACGACAAAGCCCCTTGAGATAGGGGCTTTTTGTTATGGCTTAAGTGACATCCAGAGCTTTGTTGCTGCTTCTACTAACTCCGTATGGGTAACCATGCTATACATGCTTTCGTTTTGGAATACTACCCGTTCATCCATGCTTAATTTTCTATATCTATAATTATTAGAGTCAAAAGATGCAAACCAAGTTCTTTTTCCTTTCTTGCATGCGAACACTGTGAATTTATATTCTGGCTTTTTACACCTGTACAAATCTAAATCCAGTCTGACTATTATTTTAACCCTAGAGCCATCAGGCCTTTTTAATATTACTTCCATCAATCTCCCTCCTTAACCCCTAATACGGGGATGGTTTATTTAACTACGATACACTTTCCATCAACAACATAAGTAAATGTGCTTCTACCTTGCTCTATTGATGGGCATGAAAGCTTTATAATCTCACCGCCTACTGTTTCTATCTCATAAACCTTATGAGGTATATATTCGCAACCAGTAATCACGACAATACCAATAAAAAATGCTATAAACTTATTCATCACTCTCTCCCTCTTTAATGCGCTTCTTGTTCGCGCAGATTTTTAATATAAACCTTAACCTTTACCCATTCTTCATCAGTTAAGTAAGCCTCTCGCTTTGATCTATGCAGCTTAGCTTGGCGCTCTCGGTAAGCTATTACCTTTTCTGTGCTAGTTTGTTTCATTGATTGAACCCTTATCATCAAGCTCTTTGAATTCAATGTCTGATATTCTATCTCCAAGATCTGATGCTGAACATGTATTATTATCATCACCCCACTTAAGATCGCAATCTTTACACCCAATAGTATTGCACGTATTTACAATCACACTTTTCAGCCTGACATTTAACCCCTTTAACTCACTCATTGCTATAACTCCTTTGATTTATTGAACTCTGCTAAAAGCCTTTCTTCAAGCTTAATGATTCGCTCGTTAAGCATCTTACTAGTAAATTTGTGCCATTGCCCTCTAGGGAAGTTTTTATAGTGCAATTCACCATCAATTAACCGTTCTACATAATACATCTTCCAAACCCTCTCTCGTTATTAATTACATGTAACCATACACTAGATTCCATGTAACGCAACACTATTTGTTAATTTAAATTACATGCGTTATAATTGCTTTGCGGTGTAGTAGTCGCTTAGAAAGAAAACTTAGTAAAGGGTATTTAGACAACGTGTGATCTTTGGTGGGTTTTCCTACTAGGTTTCACCCCTCTACTAACAGAGGTTACATGTTATCTAAGTATCCTTTTTTTGTGTCTGTAGATGTACTTTTGGTTACTGGAAATAGACTTGCGAAGTCTTTAAAGCACAAATCAGGATAACAACTAACCTCCTGAGCAGACATAACCCTTTCAAGCGTCTTCTAGTCTGTATATATGAGTGAGTTAGCCAGCAATGGTTATAGGCGTAAATTGACCCGCAAGCCCTTGTAAATCGATAAGAGTCAACTAGCTCATTCTTATATACAGATTACCTACACTGTCGTTATAAACAATCTCCTAGTCGTAAGGATGCGGCAGCAATTAGCAATAGTTGTGATAGACGCGGGAGCCTAACCCCTAACTTAGCCGTGGGGTGGTGGATAAACGAATTAAAAGCTTGGTACAAATCATCATAGAGATGCGCAGATGTTGAAGCTGCATAACAAAACAAGAAGCTCATTAATGTTACCCGTCCAGATAAGACGTTAAACTGTGTTCGATAAATTGTTTATACATGACTAGCTAACAATAACTAACCTAAGATACTTACCAAGTAACCGTGTCTAATGATGCTTGTTGCCTTAATTTAACAATCCCAACCAACGTGCTATAATCGAGTTATTAAATAAATAGAGGTTAACCTAGTGGCACTAATAATTGAAGATGGGACTGTGGTAGCAAATGCCGACAGCTTTCAAACGCTAGCAGATGCTAGAACATCAGCAGCTAACATAGGATTGTCCTTACCGGTAGATGATACTGAAGCCGAAGTCGTATTACGTCAAGGCTACTTAAACTTGTTACAGCGTGAATCTACATTGCAAGGCTCTCGTATTAGCGCAGTTCAAACGGGTATATATCCACGCTCAGGAGTTCAAAGTAATTGCTTTCCTATTGATTCAGATGTAATACCAAATGACGTTATATTGGCTCAGCTTTACGCTAGTGACGCTATTAACTCGGGATCAGGAACTAACGAAGTCCAGACGGGTGAGAGGTTATCAGGCTTTAACTTGCAGGGCGCTTATTCTGAAACTTATCAAGACGGCTCTAGTCAATCGACAAATCCAAGCATTCAAGGCGTTTACAATGCACTTTACCCGCTAACAAAAGCTGGGTTTAATGCGTCACCTTGCGGTAATGGTGGCGGCTTGTATCGTGAAAACATGGGGTACTTAGGTTAATGAGTAGCTCGCAGATACAAAAAAAAATACAAAAAGGCCTTAAGCGCGCACAAGCTAAGACTGGCTCAACTACTAGCGATAAAGTATTTGTTGTAAAAAAGGTAACCACAGCAGGGACACCAATTGCACCAGGTACCACAACCGAGACAAGTATAGAGTTAGTTAACGCTATATTTATTGATTACGATGCTAAAATGTTTGATATAAATATATTGGCAGGCGATAGAAAGCTAGTGTGTGATAATGTAACAGAGGTAGAGCAAGGTGATGAGATAACACAAGGCTCATTGACTTACATAGTCATTAGTATTGGTGTTATTGCACCGACTTCTGATGTACTGGCTTACATACCGCAGGTGAGGTTGAAATAATGCCGTTGCTAGGTCGTGAGAAAGTAGATTATGAGCTAAAGGTCGGAATAAAAGAGCGAGTTAACACCAATTTAAAAGGTGTGTATTTATCTGGTTTAACTAATATCATCCAAGGAACGCCAGCAGATGAGGGTACACATAGAAACTCTTGGTTCTTGACTGTTGGCGCAGCTTCTAACTCAAAGACGACAAGTAAAAGTAAGTCAGGCGCAAGCTCTATTAGGCAGTTAAGTAAAATGCCTAAGTCGGTATTGGGTAAGACGATATATTTTACCAGTAACGCTCCTGCAATGAATACACTTGAGTATGGAGGCTTTCCATCACCAGTCAAGAAAGGCTCTTACATTAAAGAGTCAAAAAGCTATCAGATACTTTCTGCTAACGGGTTTAGTAAGCAAGCTCCTAACGGATGGGTTAGATCAACATTAATTTCAATGCAGAATAAAATAAGGTCTTTATGAGTTTTTTTAATACCAAACAAGCACTGTTGACACAATTAATTAACAACCTTCCGACAGGT